GTCGGACAGAGATATCCGCAAAATCTTAAAACAAAACAACATTGGGTCTGGAGGTCGGCGCATAATGAGAGGTGAGTTCGTTCCGTTTAAAGTAAGCCCCAACAACCGCAAGGAAATGCGTAGGGCAGGCACCTTAGATCAGTTTCCACGGGCCAGAATAAATGAAATAAGAAAACTAATGAAGGGCGCTTCCTTGCAGCCTGACGATCAGCCATACGAACGGCGTCCTGACACTGAAACCCAGCTAGAAGCAGCACCGGTTTCTGTACCTACGGCTCCTACAGGTAATAGATTTGGTGGTGTACCCGTTACGGCTCCTACAGGTAATAGATTTGGGGGCGTTCCAATCCCCGCACTACCCACCCTGCCCCCAGGCCCCACGGTATTACCTAACCCGCAGGACCAAGAGATACAGCGCCGGCTTACTCCCTAATCCTCTAGGCAGTCTACCTTAACGCCGAGCCCACCAAACAACTGGATCATGTTATTAACGTGGTGGGTTACTTCCTCAATGATGTCATCATCATCGGTCATGATAGCTAGGCGCATGGTGTTCTCGATCACTTCCATTAAAGCGGTGACTTGCATCGGATGCATTTGACCAATGCCAACTGTTTTTAAATTATTCTCAATCATTCGATCTCTCCCCAATTGTCCTTCAGTTCCTCGTCTACCTTAGACGGAACCTTGAGTATGTGTGATAAGCCTGTCTCCATAATCTCGGTGATCTTAGAGGCTTGCTCTTGGCTTTCTACAGAGAAGCATAGTTCATCGTGGACCGTGAGCATAGGAACTAATCCCTCGGCATAGCAATCCGCCATAGCCTTCTTGGTTTGGTCCGCAGCGGATCCTTGGATCAACTTGTTCAGAGCCTTGTATGTAAACGCCCTCCGCAGGTACATGCCGTACTTTTCTTGTGCGTCCTTTAGAACCAGTGGCTTGTTGTATTCAAACGTTCTAGGCTCCCACAGATCGAACCGGCATCTACGGCCCAGTAGAGTGCGTATAGAGCCCTGCTGAGAGGCGCGAGTGCTTGCTAGTTCTGCTAGGCCCTTAACGAAGGGAACCTTTCTCTGGTGCGTGTTAAGCAGTTCAGTGGCCTCGGCTACGCTGATGTCCAACTGGTCGGCTAGCTTGGCCTTACCCATGCCGTACATAATTCCGAGGTTCACGGTCTTTGCAGACTTACGGTCAATGCCGGCGATGTCAGCAACCATCTGGTGCAGGTCGATATCCTTGGTCTTCCAATCCTCAACAATGCCATCCACCATCTTATGCCGGTGATCGTCGCTCAAGCTAGCCGCAAAGTGAACCAGCAACCGCGGCTCTTGGCTGGAGTAATCAAACGAACCCCACTTGCATCCATCCTCGGGGATAAACAACCCGCGGATCATCTGCTTAATCTCCTTATCTCTCGCAGGAATTTGCTGGAGGTTAGGGTTGGACGATGAGAAACGTCCGGTAACTGTGCCGCCGTCATCACTTCGCAGTTGGTGAAACTCGCAGTGGATCCTGCCTTTGTGTGAGTGGCGCAGGATGGTGTCGATGAATGTACTGTCGGCCTTGTCGAACTCCCGCAGCTTAACGATCTGCTGTGCAACAGGGTGGTGGTGCATGTTTAGAAACTGCTTGTTAAATGTAGCATTGCCGGCATCGGTTCGGGCGTACTCCAAGCCCAATGAATCAAACACCTTCTGCACAGAGGCCGCGGCCCATGGCTCAAGGTCCACGCCTGTCTCATCACGTATAGATTTCTTCAGCCCCTTGATGCGACCCTTCAATTCTTTCCGCACTATTTCTGCTTGGTCGGTGTTTACTCTAACGCCATTGGTTTTCATTTTAAGCATGAGAGGAATGAGCCCTGTTTCCAGTTCCCATATTGACCACAGATCCTGCTTATCTAACTCTATCTTCAACCGCTCCCATAGCTTGAGCGTCATCAAAGCATCCTGTTCAGCGTAGGGTCCGACAGACATGGGTGGTAGGCGCCACATCTCAGACTTAGGATCAAAGCCCCAATCACGGGCCGCTGCGCGAAGAGCCTTCTCATCCTTACGCATGTCGATCCAATCGCGACCTAAGTTATTTAGGCTGTAGGAAAACCGGTTCTCATCCACAACAGCGCCGGTAATCATAGTATCAATGATCCGCCCCTTTATATCGATGCCCTCGGCTTGCAACCAACCAGCGTCATAGGTGGCGTTGTGCATGATCTTGTCGATCCGCGGAGTATCCATCTGCTTTGCAAACCATTTCATGGTCATCTTGGGATCTAGGTTGTGTCCGTTCTGATGGCGAATGGGGAAGTAACCTTTGTAATCCCCCGCGGCTACAGCAATCCCCACGATGAAACCATCCCCTCGGGCCCAACCGGGTCCGAGAGACTTGAGGTTTGGATCGCTTGTTTCCAAATCAACAGCGATAGACTTGTATCCTGTCAGATCAGGGAACTCGGTTGGTATGTTCCAATCAGGATCTAATTGGTCGATGTCCAGCCGATCAAGATAGTTGATCGTTGACTTGTCTTTTCGATCTCTCGCCATAGGCTTTCCTTGCTACTTTGGTACTCTTTGGAACGTGCTTACTACAGAACTTCTTTTGTCTGCCAACTAACGGGAGCCCACAAGGTTTGCCGTTGCGGCCGTCGATCTTCTGGCAAGTCTTCGGCTCAACGTATGGATCATACTCCGTACCGAACAACGCATTGAGCCCAGGCTCCAGTTCCGCGGCTAACTGTGCGCGAGTGATTGGCTTGTTTGTACCGGTGCCCTCGCCACTGATGTACTCAGCAACATCCTCGTCAGTCATCCCCGCCTTGGACATTCTCTCAGCAAAATCTTGCACCCAATCGTCGCTGTTTTCTTTCTTAGGTTGAATGTTCTGGGAAATAACGGCGTTATTACCATTTTTATCTTCTTCTGGTTGAGCATCGGGGGAAACTCGCCCAGTTCCCCACCTAATATCCAACAACTCTCCCGGCTCCATGTATCTATCTGCAACCTCCGCGGACAGGGCGGCATACCCTACCTTATCAACCCACGAATCTGCATGGTTTATGTCTACCAACAACCGGCTCGTCTTCAGCCAATCCATCATCAGACCAACATGCATCGGAGTTATACAGCCATGACTACCGAGCGCCGCTTTAACAATTGTGTCCCATCCAATGGATATAGTGGTGAACGAGTTCAACACATCCCCATACTCATCCTGTCTATCGCCGTTGATCTTGTCTAAGGCGCTGTCTACTACATCATCTCTATTCATAGCTGGTACTTATACCTCTTATCGGTGTCTAATATGTGCAGTTCTTTTCGGGCGCGTGTTATGCCCACATAGAATGCTCGATGCTCGTCATCTGGATGATTGCTTTGAGCGCACACTCTTGGTATCCCGAGGTACACTACGCAATTATCGTCTTCTCCTCCCTTCATTGCATGGAAAGTTGATACTTTAAGGCGAGGGGGTTGGGTGATGTCTTCCCCTCGTCTTTCAATTGACCTGACGTATAGCTTCTGTTCACTACCAAACCGCGCCACATCCATTGCGTCCGTATCTAACGGGGCAATCATTCCATACTCACGCACCAAGGTTTCGTAATCCAACATCGCTTCTGGATCAGCAGTGTCTAGCAACCTAGCAGACCCCCGCTTTACAACAGCATGATCTCCCTGCTTGGGAACACCGGCATACATCTTCTTAACGCGGCGCAGCGACAGGGAACTACCTGCTTGCAAGTCACGCCAAGCAGTAATTACTTCTACTGCATCTGGGTGAATAGAAGGTCGGCCCTTAATACTGTACAGGTATCCGTCTTCTCTTAAAGACTCTGCAAACTCACGAACAAAACTATTGGTCCGCGCCATGATCGTCCACGAACCCTTGTGGTACGGAATTGTGTGACGGCTTAGGTGGTAGGCAACCAAGCCTTCCTCTTCCATGGGCAGAAACTCTTTCTCAATCCGGTTGCTGATCCGCTTAACAATCTGCTGAGACAAAGACCAAACGGACCGAGGCAATCGGTACGATTGTGTTAAGATCGTCTTGTTGTCTGTCGCATTGATGAAACGATTAACGTCAACGCCTGTCCATCGGTGGATGGCTTGGTCATCGTCCCCTGCATACACCACATTCTCGGCGTTGGCCTTCATGTGTTCGACCATCTCCCACTGCAAGGGAGTAAGGTCTTGAGCCTCGTCTACAATCAGCAGCTTTAAGTACGGCGGGTCCACATTCATGTACTGTTCAATCAGATCAACGAAATCCGCCTTTCCAAACTTGCTTTTGTACATAGATACGCTGGCTGATATCTGTTTCATCTTTGGAAAAGATAGATCCCAATCCTCAGACTCGTTAAACTCCTTCTCCATTTCGATCATTCTGTACCGGGCTCTGTCGATCAACTGAATGTACTTGCCGCCGTCACCGCCAATGGCAGGGATCAGGATGCCGTCATCAGGGGCCGCGCCCTCAGCATTTTCAAAAGACAAACCCAAGCCATGACCTAGCTTGCGCCAATCTTCCTTAGCTAGCATGTCACCGGACACCAGACCCAAGCCGCGAAAACCAATTGAGTGCAGGGTGCGGAAGTAAGGCAGACGTTTCTCGTCGAAACCAAACTTGCCACACGAACGCTCAACGGCCTCTTGTACGGCCTTCTTTGTGAAAGACATGAACCCTATCTGTTCGGGCGAAACGCCGTCCTCTAGGGCCTCCTGTACGCGCTGGATGAGGCTGTACGTTTTACCACACCCAGGCGGACCTAAGAGCATCTCCTCCGACATCACTCTTTACCGCGTGGACGTTGAGCCAGCCACTCCAGAACTTCTTCCTCGACCCAACGGGTGGCGCTGTTCTTATCGCCCTTGCCCGGTCCAAGATATATGGGCTGTGGAAAGATGTCCTCGCTTACCCACTTGTAAATGGTGGAATGGGATACCCCCAACCACTCGGTTATTTCCGCAATCTTCAGCAGCTTTCGTTGTTCAGAAGGGGATGTCATCACTAAACTCCTTTGGTTC